ATCCATACCATCAACGATGAACATGATGCCACCATCTAATCCGATGGGTGGCAATCCTATGCCTCCTATGGGTGGTAATCCAATGGATAACATTGACATATTCAATCAGCCTATGGGCATGATGGGTATGAATCAGCCACAAATGAATCCGATGATGCAACAGCCTATGCAACAGCCTATGATGATGGAATATGGTGGGAATGTACCTCCGAGAGAGACAGAGATCAGGGGTCAACCACATATGTTATCATATATTACGCCTGAAGAAGGTGGGATATTGAAAGCATTAGGTGGTGCTGGCAGACCTGGACCTATGGGTATTCCTAGTTTTTATGCTAATGACGCTAATGATGCAGGAACTGGTCCTGGAGACACTAGCTCTGACAACGATGGCACTGATACCAATGAGAGTAGCTCTAACACTGGTGGCAACAACGAAAGTGGCAACAATGATCCTGATGATGCTATGAGTGCTGCAAATCAAGCAGCAGACATGTCAAACACAGTTGGATTTAGTGAAGAAAGTCAAGCAAACGCAGACACAAACACAGATGACAACAATACCAATACTGATACATCGGTCACAGGAATTAGCAAGGGTTTAACTAACGTAACCAATGTTGGTCCTAATTCAAATTTATCATATAGCCCGCAATTCTCAGCAGATGTTGCACAATCTAGGGGACTTGATCCTTCAGTTACTATGAGTCCAGAAGATTATAGTATGACAACGCAAGGTATAGCTGCAGCGGCTGCTCAAGAAGCTGAAAATATGGCATTAGATCAGGCTACAAATAACACAAACACAATGGCTAACCAAGTTCAGGGAATAAGTAGAGGAATGTCTCCAGGATTAGCTACTGCTATGGGGACTAGTCTTGCTCAAGATCCTTTAGGTCTTTCTTTAGATGTTCCGAGCAATGTTTCAACAATTGGGTATGGTCGTGGTCAAGGATTTTCTCCTAATACTGTAACAACTCCAAATTCTTTTTCGATGAACCCTAGCTCTTATACAAGTCCAACGACAACAGCCTCTAATTTAGCTTCCATGCAAGACGCAATGAGCAAAGGCAATATTTCTGGCGTGACCACTGGACCAGAAATGATGGGCAATATTCCAGGTATTACACTTGGATCAAGTCCTGCACCAGCAGGTTATGAAGAAATGGTAGGAAAGCCATATTCAGGATATAATATTAATGCTATAGAGAATTTTTATGGAAAAACCAAAGATAACCCACCAACTAGTCTGGATAAATTGGGTCTATCGAAAATGCCTAGCGCTATAGCAGCGATTGGAAATGTAGTTGAAAATCTGGCTAGAGACAATATAGCTGCTGATTTAATATCTGGAAACTATACTGCAATTACAGATTCAAATGGAAATATAACAGGATCAAGGGATTCATTTGGTCGAGTTCATAGTGGCATGGATTTTAATGCACCTGATACAAGTCCAAGTGAGGGTGGAGATTCAATTAATCCAATAAGTAGAAACACTAGAACTGACCCATTATTGCCACAAGATCCGTTTTCAATGGGTATTTTTGGGAATGCAGAAAAAGCAACAGCACCAAACAACCCTTTCTTGGTTGATTCACCATTTACAAGTAACATTGCTGATTCTAAGCCAGTTGATTTTAGTTCTGGGGATTTAAATGCCTTGATTGCAAAATTAACGGGAGTAGCTGCACCTAAAGGTATGGCTCAAGGTGGAATTGCTAGATATGCAGAAGGTGGATTAATAAGTGCAGTGGATAGATTTTTAGCGTCAGCATAATGAATGAACAATTAAAAGCAGAAGAATTTGCAGAGTATCTTAGTGATGATGAGTTATCTAAAGTAGCTCCTTTGCTTGATAGGCTGACGATGCTTGAGAGTCAAAAGAAAAGCCAAGAAAATTATTTAACATTTGTAAAGAAAATATGGCCATCATTCATTGAGGGTAAGCACCATAAGATTTACGCTGATAAATTGCAGAAAGTGGCTGATGGTAAGATCAAGAGATTAATCATTAACATGCCCCCTAGACATACGAAGTCAGAGTTTGCTAGTTACTTGTTTCCTGCGTGGCTTATGGGTAAAAAACCTGATTTAAAGATAATACAAGCGACACACACGGCAGAACTTGCAGTTGGATTTGGTCGTAAGGTAAAGAACTTAATTGATAGCGATGACTTTAGGGATATATTTCCCGATATAAAGTTGGCGACTGATGCGAAGGCATCTGGAAGATGGTCAACGAATGGTGGAGGAGAATATTATGCTGTTGGGGTTGGTGGTGCTTTGGCTGGGCGTGGAGCTGATTTGTGTATTATTGACGATCCTGTATCTGAGCAAGATGCGTTAAGTCCAACAGCTTTGGACAGTATTTACGAATGGTATACTTCAGGTCCAAGACAGAGACTACAGCCTGGTGGATCTATTATTATTGTTATGACGAGATGGGGAATTAAAGATTTAACGGCAAGAGTTATTGCGAAACAATCAGAAGGTGGAGCAGATAAATGGGACGTAGTGGAGTTTCCTGCAATATTTCCAGATACAAACAATGTACTTTGGCCAGAATATTGGAGCAGAGAGGAATTAGACGGAGTAAAAGCGTCAATTCCAGTGTCGAAGTGGAATGCACAGTATATGCAGAACCCAACGGCAGAAGAAGGAGCTATAATAAAAAGGGAGTGGTGGAATGTTTGGGATCATGCTAAACCACCCCGTTGTTCATACATCATACAATCCTACGACACCGCTTTCAGCAAAAATGATCGTGCTGATTTTAGTGCTATTACCACTTGGGGGGTATTTACTCCCGTAGAAGGTGAAGCTGATGCTATTATTTTACTTGACGCTGAAAAGGGCAGATGGGATTTCCCAGAGTTGAAGCAAAGGGCTTTTGAATTGAATGAAAGCTATGAACCAGATATGATTTTAATAGAGCAAAAAGCTAGTGGTACGCCTTTAACACAAGAGTTAAGACGTATGGGTATCCCAGTTACACCCTTTACACCAAGCAAAGGTGCTGATAAGTTTGCAAGAATGAACGCTTGTGCGCCCGTGTTTGAAAGTGGTATGGTGTGGAGACCAGATGCTAATTTTGCAGAAGAAGTTGTTGAAGAATGTGCGTCTTTTCCACATGGAGACCATGATGACTTGGCAGATTCGATGACACAGGCTATACTAAGATTCAGACAAGGTGGTTTTATATCCACACCTGACGATGAGGAATTTGAACCAGGATATAGAAGAAGAATGGAGTATTACTAATGGCTGCAAAAGGTAGAAAAGAAAGAATGATTGATGCTGAAGAAAAAATTATAAGACAAATAGAAGCGTTAGGACCTCAAGATAAATATACACCTAAAGCTACACAAGATAAATATGATTATCTTATAGGGCAATTAAGAAAAGGCATGCCTGAAATGAAAATGGGTGGCAAAGTCCAAAAGATGAAATACGGTGGAAAAGCTGCTCCAGTTGCTAAAGTCAAAGTTGAAAGACTTAAAAAAATGAGAGACCCATATGGGGAGTCAAACTTTGCACATCAAATTTCAGATGGCAAAGATGCTTATACTCAAAGAGTTATTGCAGCGATGAAAGGTTCAGGGCAACCTTTTATGGACGGCGGTAAAGTCAAGAAGATGAATTATGGTGGTAAAGTCAAGAAGATGAATTATGGCGGTGTTGTACCAGGCAGAGGCGGTAGTTTTAAAGGAATGAAATAATGGCTGGAAAGAAAAAAAATCCAGGTTTAGAAGGCCTTACCAAGATTATAACAAATATACAATCTGGCAAGACTGGCATATCTACTGTTGATAAGCAGAAAAAATCTGACGCTGTTTTATTGTCTCAATTAAAAAGTAGAGCAAAAAGAAATAAGGTAAGTGTAAAGCCAGAAACTTTTGATATCACTCCCAAAGCTGGTAGTGCGTTTGACATTAACAAAAAGACTATTATGAAAGCAAAATTTGGAGGAGAAGCAATGAAGCTAACACCTAAACAAAAGAAACTAGACAAAAACAAAGATGGTAAAATATCTGGTGATGACTTTGCTAAAATGGAAATGGGTGGCAAAGTTGAAAAATACGGACACGGTGGTTCTGTTAAAGGTAGTGGAATGTCATGTCGTGGCATGGGTGAAGCAATCAAAGGTGGCGGTTTCAAAATTAGATAGGATTTAAAATGGCAGTCGAAAACATATACGGAATAGCCGATGGAATTCCAATTCCTAATTCATTAGATGTATCTATTATTGAAGGAGAGCCAATTCCAAAAGGCATTACAGAGCTAGAAGATGGCTCTGCTATTGTTGGCGAAATGGAAATGGAAGCTGAAGCTCCAATAGCTATTCCTTTTGATGCAAACTTAGCTGAACACATTGATGAAGATGTTTTAGCAGACATATCAAGTGAATTAGTCGGTGATATTGAAGACGATAGAAATTCAAGAAGTGATTGGGAAGACCAATATAAGAGTGGTCTTGAATTGCTTGGAATGACTTATGAAGATAGATCAGAGCCATTTGAAGGTGCTTCTGGTATTGTTCATCCACTATTAGCTGAATCAGTAACACAGTTCCAAGCTCAAGCTTATCGTGAAATGTTACCTGCTGGAGGTCCTGTTAAGACAGCTATTATAGGAGCAGAAACTCCAGAAACAACAGCTCAAGCAGAGCGTGTTAGAAACTACATGAATTACCAAATAACTTACGAAATGGAAGAATATGATCCTGAATTAGATCAAATGTTATTCTATCTTCCGATTGTAGGTTCAGCGTTTAAGAAAGTTTATCTTGATCCAAACTTACAGAGAGCCGTTAGTAAATTCGTTCATTCAGAAGACTTAATTGTTCCTTATAACGCAACTGATTTAGCAACAGCAACAAGAATTACTCATTGTATCCGTATGGATAAAAATGAAATAAGAAAATTACAATTATCAGGATTTTATACAGATATAGAGCTTCCTAGTTCTGGTTCAGACTCAGACACTATGGACGATGTGAAAGATGCCATTAACGAAATAGAAGGTATTAGTGGAAGTTCTGTTCAAAACGAAGACATGATAATCTATGAAGTCCACACAAATTTAGATATAGAAGGATTTGAGGATATAGGCGCTGATGGAGAGCCTACAGGATTAAAAATGCCTTATATCGTTACAATTATGGAGGACACTGGGGATGTCTTATCAATCAAAAGGAATTTCAATGAAAGTGATCCACTCCGTAGGAAGATCCCTTATTTTGTGCATTATAAGTTCTTACCTGGTCTTGGGTTCTATGGTTTTGGTCTCACACATACTATAGGAGGTCTTTCTAGGGCTTCTACTTCAATTCTAAGGCAATTAATAGATGCTGGAACACTATCTAACCTACCTGCTGGCTTTAAAGCTAGAGGGGCTAGGATAAGAGATGACGAGACACCTTTAAGTCCTGGTGAATTTAGAGACGTTGATATGGTTGGAATGGATTTAAGACAGGCTATTATGCCTTTACCATTCAAAGAGCCTTCACAAACTCTTTATTCACTTATGAATACATTAATTGATTCAGGAAGACGATTTGCTTCTATGGCTGACATGAAAGTTGGCGAAATGAATGGCAACGCTCCTGTTGGTACAACTATGGCGATTATGGAGCGTGGCACAAAGGTCATGTCAGCTATTCATAAACGACTTCATTATTCACAAAAGATTGAATTTAAATTATTAGCTCGTGTATTTGCTATGGGTGTTCCTATGTATCCATATCAAGTTCCAGGCGCTCCTCCAGAAATAAAGCAAATGGATTTTGACGATAGGATTGATATTTTACCTGTATCTGATCCTAATATATTTTCCATGTCACAACGTATTGCTTTGGCACAAACCCAATTACAGTTAGCTCAAAGTAACCCAGAAATTCATGGGCAGAATGGCATGTATCAAGCGTATCGCAAAATGTATGAAGCATTGGGCGTTACAAATATAGATGCCGTGTTGCAACCTCCCCCACAACCTATGCCCATGAACCCTGCTAAAGAAAATCAAGAGGCTTTGAGAGGTGGAATGCTAACAGCTTTTCCAGAACAAAATCATCAAGCTCATATAACAGCACATTTAGCTATGCTTTCAACGCCTGTTGCTCAATCTAACGCTGCTATACTTATGACATTGCAAGGGCATATATCAGAGCATATGGCTATGATGGCAGAGTTAACAGCTCAAAAAGAAGTGATGGATTCTATACCACAAGAACAACAAATGATGATGCAACAAGACCCTAATATGCAGAAACAAATACAAGATCAAATTGCGTCTCGTGCAGCAGAAATAGCCGCAGAAGTAAGCGAGCAATACGCACAGTCATTAACTCCTTCTCCACAAGAAGACCCTCTTGTTACTATAAGAAAACAAGAGTTAGCTTTAAAAGGTCAAGAGATACAACAAAAAGACGAACAGTTTAAGAAAAAGCAAGAAATGGAAATGAAGAAAGAACGTAATGACGTTCTTCTTAACCAACAACGTCTTGACCAACAAGAAGAAATTGCTCAAGATAGAATTGAAACACAAAGAGATATAGCAGCTATGAATGCTATGGGAAGGAAAAACTAATGGTTAGTTCGGTTCGTGCAGGAATGATGGCACAAGAAAAAGAAAAGAAAAGACAAAGAACCATTGCAAAACAACAGGCAAAGGAAGGAGTAATAACTCCACCAGAAGTTGTTCTTGAAACAGTAATAAAAGAAAATATTTTAGAAGTTTTGGAGGTTATAACAGAAGATGTCGAACCTAAAGAGAAACAAATTAGCGAAAGCAAAAAACCAAAGAAAACATATAAAACCAAAAAACAAAGCAAGAATAATAACAAAATTCTCAAAGATAGCTAGACCACAAAGGTTTGAAGGTGTTTTTTAATGGAGACCTATTATAGATCCAGTTACCATATCATTAGCTGTAGGAGTTGCTAGTAAAGCATTTGATGCAATTAAACAAGGTTTTGCAGTAGGTCGTGATCTTGAACAAATGTCTGGAGATTTATCCAGATGGATGGGAGCATCAAGTGATATTGACCAAGCAGAAAAACAAGCAAAAAATCCAGGTGTGTTTGGTAAAGTTTTTGGTGGTGGAAGTATTGAATCTACTGCATTGCAAGCTTACGCAGCCAAGAAGAAACTTGAGGAACAAAGGTACGAACTCAAGATGTTTCTAAATCTTACTCATGGACCACAGGCTTATGATGAGCTTTTGGCTATGGAAGGTCAAATAAGAAAAGAACGACAGCAAACTATATATAAACAACAACAACTACGAAAACAAATAGGTGAAGTAATCGCTTGGTTAGTTGTAGTGGCTATAATAGGTGGTTTTGCTGTTCTATTAGTTGGTGTTTGGATAAATAGAGCAAATGCAGATATAACAACACAACCAAAAACTTTTATTATGAGAGAAGAACCCATTGAAGATTAAAGTATTATTTATATTTTTGTTTTTTATACCTCTTACAACTTTAGAGAGTAAGCCTTACACATACCAACAAAAGGTTAATCAAGGTATAATAAAAGAACCTAAATATACTATGTGCCTAAGAAAAAAGATGATTGCTTATAAAGGTGGATTAGCTTGCATATATCAAGGAGCAGGAAAAACATTTGAAATGGAATTTACAGATGTTCAAATTGGATGTCCTCGAAAATATAAATGTGTTTATAATCCTAACAGTAAAGAGCCAAGCATTGATGATGTTATGAAAAGTTTAAGGGATATAGCAAAATGACTAGTTGTGTAGGAATATGTAAGTTAGATGAAAGGAAAGTTTGTACTGGGTGTAACAGAACAATAGAGGAGATAAAAAAAGCTTATGAAAAAAACACTACAAAAAAATAGCAAATATAATGAATATGATTTAGATGGTGATGGCATAGTCACGGATTCTGAATTAGAAAACGCTAAAGCAATCAAAGCAACTGAAGACGAATTAAGAAAACATCTAGCACAATTAAGAATGGCAAGATGGACATTAATAGCTATGGGTGTCTTTACATTTGCTATGTTTATTATTGATTTAGAACGAGTGAAAGCGTTATCTGATATAAGTAATTTGTTTTATTTATCAGGTGCTGGTATAGTTGGAGCATATATGGGGACTACAGCTTGGATGAATAAAAAGTGACAGCATTTATGCTTGTCTGTTACTTAGGACTAAAAATGGAAGGCGGAATATATTTTAAAGATGTAAATAATTGTTTGTCATATAAGAATAGATTGCACAATCAAACGGTTATGAAGGGTGAAAAGGAAGAACTGTATCAATGTATGTGTAAATTGATACCAAGTGTAGATGCAGATAAAGTAAAAGTTTATTAAGGAGAAGTAATATGGAAAATATGGTTTTAGACGCTTGGAATGATCTAAGTTACTTAGAAGGTTCTTTATTTACTTTTTGGTTATTTATTCTTTATTATGGCAAGGTGTGGATAGATAGTCGTTTTAAAAGGAAGGAATGTAAATGCTCACAGCGTTAATTGGACCAGTCTCTAATCTTCTTGGAAAGTTTATAGAAGATAAGGACATGAAGAACAAGTTGGCACATGAGGTGGCAACAAT